GATCTACCAACGTCTGATAGAAGTGTTTTTTACAACAACAAAACATATACAGATAAAGTCTTTAACAAGGCTATAGATGATATGATAAAAGATAAAGATAGATAATGGCGTTAAAGCACAAAAGGAAAAAGTTTAAATTAAAAAACTCAAGCAGTAACATTAGGGTTGTTAAGAAAAAGTTTCCTAAAGACATACATGGTGAAGCTATAGACGGTAACACCGTAGCAGTATCTAAAGATTTAGATCCTAAAAGCAAGTTCTACAAAGAAGTTGTTGCTCACGAAAAGCATCACGCTAAAGAACTCAAGACAGGTAAGATAGCATACGGAGATGATTGGGTTAGAGATGGTGGAAAAACTTATCCTAGAAAAGACGGTGAGATAAAGTACAATGGTAAATGGTACCACGAAGGACACAAGAGCTTGCCTTGGGAAAAAAGAGCTGAGAACGCAGAAAAAAATGTATAACATAAAACAATAATAATGCCTGATTTTAAAAAAAATAGAAGCAAATTTTCGATGCCCGGTATGATGTTCAAGCATGAGCAAGGTCATTCGGAAGACGAAAAAAGAATATACGTCGATAACTCTAATAAAGTTGGAAGCTACGTAAGCGAAGATGAGCTTGACTCTAAGTTTAAACTAGAGGGTGATAATCCTAAAGACTATCCTCAACTTAGCGTGCAAGACTACTCTACTGTTAAACAGGACACGAAAGGTAAGTACGTGGTTAAATCAGGAGACGAGTAGTATGATAAGCAACTTAGTAGGAGGTTTATTCGGCAAGATAGTAGACAATGCAGAGGGCATACTTGACAAAGTTATTACTACAGACAAAGAGCGCGATGAAGCTAAGCTTGCTCTTAAGAAGCTACTTCTTGATGCGGAGCGCGAAGCGTTTGCAAAAGAGGTTGAGGATCGCAAGTCTGCAAGAGATATGTATAAGGACGATGCTATTATACAAAAAGTATTAGCAACGTTATTTACGGTAGCATACTTTGGTATTACGTTTGTAATGTTTAATTATTTTGTTACTAAAAGCTTAGAGCTAGGCGAATTTGAAATTAGCTTTATATCAACAATATTTGGCGCTATGAGTGCTAAGGTAAATACAATAATAGACTTCTTCTTCGGCGGAAGTTCAAAGAAAAACGAACAAACAAACAACAAATAAAATGGCAGTAAATAAATATTTTACAACAATGGTAGAGCCAGCAATAACAACTGGAGCCACTGCTTTCGCAGCAGATGACGCAATGTTTAACTGGACAGCAATACGTATTCCAAAAGGGGCTTGTGCACTAACAAGCTTATCTGGATACATAATGGGTAAAAACGGAGATGACCAAGCTACAGCAATGATTGTTGATTTGTTCTTTGCTAAAAGCGTAAACGGTGCGGCACCTCCATCTATTGGTACTATAAATAGCACTATAACAGCTGCCAACGCTGTTGCTTTTAGAAGACATTTAATAGGCTACATGTCTTTGGATATGGACGAAAGAACAGACGCAACAGATCCACTTGTTTCTTACAACGCCTTTGGAACTGGATTTAACGGTACAAAAAACCCTGAGTATAATCCTATAATATTACAAGGTGAAATTGAAACTGGAGACGCTGGGTATCAAACTATATACGTTGCTGCAGCAGCGCAAGGTGCTCTTGACTTTGGAACAGGAGTGTTGTGTGCTGGAGAGAACGCCGCTGACAACTTGGCTATAACTATAGACGATGGCTCTGGAGGTGCAAGTATTGCTCTTAATACGTTTGCTGTTGGAGATGAAGTGGTATTGGCAAACGACACCGCGGTAGGTACAATAACAGCTCTAACTAGTACGCGTATGACTGTAGATGCTTCACCAAATATTCTAGCAGATAACTCTGAAATTTTACCAAAATTTCCACTAAGACTTATATTTGGTTTTGAATATTAACAATTAACAATTAAATTAAATTAAATTATGGCAAAAACAAAAACACCGAAGGTTACAAATCTTCGACCTGAAAAAATTTCAGAAGAACAATTAACTTCAATGCAATCTTTAATATCTAAAATAAACAAAGTTACATTTGACTTAGGTACAGTTCAAGCTAAAAACCACGAGCTGCTACACATGCATGGTATGACTAACAATGAGATTACGAAATTGCAAGAACAGTTAGAAAAGCAGTACGGAACAATAGATATTGATATTAAAGATGGAACAATTAAATACAAAGATAGCGAATCACATAATTCGTAAAATCACTATAGGAAAAGATTATAAGAACGATTCCATGCACTACGCTGTAGGGCAAGAAGTTTATGGTGGGCATACAATATGCGACATCATAGAAGAGGTAGATAAGTACTCTATATACATTAAAAAAGGTAGAGTAGTTATTCCTTGGAAAGACTTTAACAAGAACATGGCTATATCGGTTGAGTATAATCTAGAGTACTAATGAACAGTCCTTTTTACTTTATCATAAAACCTTTAGGTGAAAGATATAACAACTCTGTAGACGTAGACGGTAAAGAACTTCTTGTTAACAACGAGATATACAACCATGAATACGTAAACAGGCACGCTGTTGTTGTATCTACGCCTTTAGCTTACGACACTGACATAAGCGTAGGTGATACAATAATAGTGCACCACAATGTTTTTAGAAGAATTTTAAACGTTAAAGGTAAAGAGAAAAATAGCAGATCTTTTATAGATGAAGATACCTACATGGTTAGCCCTGATCAAATATTCGCTTACAAAAGAGAAGATCAGTGGAAACCAACTGAAGAGTACATATTTGTTAGTCCAGTAAAGAACGACTGGAAGTACAGCTTGAATCCAGAAAAGCCTATGGTAGGATCTGTAGCTATGCTAGATAGTGAGTTTAACAAAGGTGATATAGTAGGCTTCTCTCCAAACGATGAGTATGAATTTATTATCGACGGAAAAAAGATGTATAGAGTTATGAGAAAATTTATTACAATGAAATATGAAAGTGAAGGAAGTAAAGAAACGTATAATCCAAGCTGGGCATAAAGCCGTTGAAGAGCTTATCAAAGTTGCTAAAGAGGCTATCGTTGATAGTGGTGATGACATTACTGCCGATAGACTTAAGAACGCTGCTGCTACAAAAAAGCTCGCTATCTTCGATGCCTTTGAGATACTTAATCGTATACAAGAAGAAGAGGCTTTACTCGAGGGTAAGGCTGTTGAAGAGAAGAAAGAGAAAGTTTTTAAGGGCTTTGCCGAAGGTAGATCTAAATAATGTACGAACAAAGTTTATACAAAATAATAGAACCAATAAAAAAGACTACAATAAGTAGACTTAATAAAGGTAAGAAGTGGAAAAAAGGCTACAACAAAGAGCACGATATAGTAGTCTTAAGTAGCACTGGCCAGATAGGAGATATATACGACATTCAAGGTCTTCGTATAGCTCTTCCTAAAGTTCCTAAACAAGTGCACTCTAACAAAGAAAACAAGTGGGTGCAAATACCCAAGCCAGACGTACTTAAAAAAATAAAAACTATATTTGACTGGAAGGCTTATCCAGAAGAACAAAAAGGACAGTGGCACGACTATATAGACGAAGAGTTTAATAGACGTGAAGAAGGTTTTTGGTTTAACAATAATGGTAAGCCAACATATATAACTGGCACTCACTATATGTATTTGCAGTGGAGTAAAATTGATGTAGGCGCTCCAGACTTTCGTGAAGCAAATAGATTATTTTTTATATTCTGGGAAGCTTGTAAAGTTGATTCGAGATGCTACGGCATGTGCTACTTAAAGAACAGACGTTCTGGTTTTTCTTTCATGAGTAGTGCTGAAACTGTTAACTTGGCTACAATATCAAGTGATGCTAGATATGGAATACTATCTAAAAGTGGTGCTGATGCTAAGAAGATGTTTACAGATAAGGTTGTACCTATATCAATAAACTACCCTTTCTTTTTTAAGCCTATACAAGATGGTATGGATAGGCCTAAATCTGAGCTAGCGTATCGTGTACCAGCGAGTAAGTTTACTCGTAAGAAAATTGAGACAAACGAAAAGCTAGCAGAGATAAAAGGCCTAGACACTACAATTGACTGGAAGAACACAGGTGACAACAGTTATGATGGTGAAAAGCTTTCACTACTAGTGCACGATGAGAGTGGTAAATGGGAACGACCAGATAACATACTCAACAACTGGCGGGTTACAAAAACTTGTCTTAGACTAGGTAGTAGAATTATTGGTAAGTGCATGATGGGATCAACTAGCAACGCGCTAGATAAAGGTGGTGGTAATTTTAAAAAGTTATACAATGATTCAGACGTCAAGAGTAGAAATAGAAATGGACAAACAAAGTCTGGTTTATATTCTTTGTTTATCCCAATGGAATGGAACTATGAAGGATTTATTGACGAGTACGGTCAACCAGTTTTTGATAGTCCAGATAATGATGTCTTCGGACCAGACGGTGAATTAATAGATATTGGCATAATTGAGCACTGGAATAACGAAGCTGATGGTTTAAAAGAAGATCAAGATGGTTTAAATGAATTTTACCGTCAATTTCCTAGAACTACAGAGCATGCATTTAGAGACGAAACAAAGAA